TTCACTTGACTATCAATTCCACTGTGCCCTTCATGATAGGCTCTTTAATCTTTCCTGTCGTACTTGCGGTAAGTTCGGCAAACTTAATTCTAAGAATGATTTCTGATTATTATTCGTGTAAATAAAATAAAGAGAAGCCTTTTTTCAAGACTTCTCTTTGCTGGTTGCGGGAGCTGGATTTGAACCAACGACCTTCGGGTTATGAGCCCGACGAGCTACCGAACTGCTCCATCCCGCGATATTTTTTGTGCTCTCTCTTGAGTGCTTATTTATTATATCACAAATGAATGTGAATGTCAATACCTTTTTTGCAATTTTTTTATTTTGATTGAAAACTCTTGACTATTGTATCCAAATCGGGTATAATATATACGTTGTCGGGGTGTGGCGCAGATTGGTAGCGCGCTACCTTGGGGTGGTAGAGGTCGTCGGTTCAAATCCGGTCACTCCGACCAATACAAAAGGCTGTTGCACTTGCGACAGCCTTTTTTTTCAGAAATCATTCTGAGAATTAAGTTCGCCGAACTTTCCGCAAGTACGGCAGGAAAGATTAAAGAGCCTATCATGGAGGGCACAGCGAAATTGAAAATCAAGAGAAG